GGCCCCTGAGGCTGCGCCGGAGGTCTCGCCCGAGGGCAAGATCGAGAAGGCGAAGGAGCCGGAGGCCCCCGCAGCCGCGCCGCTGACGACCGCGATGGAAAAGGCCCGCACCGAGTGGGCCGAAGGTCAGGCCGTCACCGACGAGACGGTGGCCGAGCTGGAAGCCGCAGGCATCCCGAAGGAAATCCTCGGGGTCTACCTCGAAGGCCTTCAGGCGCTCGCCACGAAGACCATGGGCGAAATCCACGCCTTCACCGACGGCCAGGACAACTACAACGCCATGGCGAAGTGGGCTGCCGAGAAGCTGTCGGATGCGGAGCTGGACGCCTACAATGCCGCCCTGGACAACCCGCAGCTGCGCGAGAACGCCGTTCGCGGCCTCTATGCCCGCTACGCCCAGGCGCGCCCCTCGGAAGGCAACCTCATTACCCCCGCAGGTACCCCCTCGCAGGCCGGTGACGTCTACACCGACCGCTCGCAGCTGATCGCAGATCAGAAGGACCCGCGCTACCAGACCGACCCGGCGTTCCGCCAAGGGGTCGTGGACAAGCTCCAGCGCTCGCAGCGCGGCGGCTTCCAGGTCGTTGCGCGTCCCATGTTTGAGCGGAGCGTCGTCTCCACCTGACAAACCCGGCAGGCGCTTTGACGCACACTTGCCGGTGACCTCCAGCTGCGCCGACGGGCGCTGAGGTCTCGTCCCGCCGGGAGGCGGTTTTCATCCCGGCAACCTACCCGATCCCCGACGACGTCGTGAACGCCCCCGCAGGCCCGCAAGGACAACCTCCGGCAACTGGCAACGGCCCCTGAGGCGACGGACCACCTCTCTCTTCCTCTCAAAATCACAAGGAAACAGTGGCCAATTCCACTCCCAACCGCCCTGGTCAGAACCAGGGTGCAGGCGATGCACGCGCACTCATGCTCGACCTCTTCGGCGGCGAGGTCATCTCGGCATTCGAGACGGCGACCATGCTGCGCGACAAGCACCAGACCAAGACCCTCGCAAAGGGCAAGTCGTTCAAGTTCCCGGCCATCTGGCGCGCGACTGGCGGCTACCACACCCCCGGCACCGAAATCGTCGGCGACCAGATTCCGCACACCGAAATCACGGTCGATCCCGATGACAAGCTGGTGTCGAGCGTCTTCATCGCCGACATCGACGAGCTGCTCAATCACTTCGACGTGCGCGCGCCGTACACGAAGGAGCTGGGCGAGTTCCTGGCACGTCACTACGACGCCAACGTCCTCCGCACGCTGATCCTGGCTGCACGCGCTGGCGCGCTGTTCCCCGGCGACACGGGCGGTACCGGCCTCCAGAACGCCGCGTTCGCAACCGACGCCTCGGCGCTGATCGACGGCTTCTCGGCTGCCAAGCAGGCGATGGACGAGAAGGACGTCCCGGTGAACTCGATGCCGGTCCACGGCCTCCTGCGCCCGGCGCAGTGGTACCTCGTCGCGCGCAGCGACAAGAACCTGAACCGCGACACCAACGGCGGCACCGCGAGCGTCCGCTCGATGACGCTGACGACCATCGACGACATCCAGGTCCACAAGTCGAACATCGCCTCGGGCGTGTTCGGTCAGGACGACAGCGCGAACGCGACCATCCCGGCTCCGTACCGCGCCAAGTTCGGCACGACTGTGGGCACCATCTGGACCCCGATGGCTGCCTGCTCGGCAATCGTGCAGGACCCGTCGTTCCAGATCGTCGATCAGCCGGAGAAGCAGGGCACCCTGCTCATCTCGCGGATGATGGTCGGCACTCGCAAGCTCCGCAGCAAGTGCGCTGTCGAGCTGCGGACGGGCGCGGTCCCGGCCTAAGCCAATCCCACAGGGGGTCTCTTCGGAGGCCCCCTTTTTTTCATTCCCGGAGCTTCACCCATGCCCATGCTCGAACCGCTGACGGAGCTGGAAGCCGTCAACGCGATGCTCCTGAGCATCGGTCAGGCCCCAGTGAATACGCTCAACGTGAGCGGCCTCACGGACGTCTCTGTCGCCCGCGACAAGCTGTCCGAGGTTACCCGCCGCATTCTCTCGCGCGGCTATGCCTTCAACACCGACGAGAACTATCCGCTCTCCCCGGACGCCGACGGTGTCGTCCTGCTCCCCAAGGGAGCCCTCAAGGTCAAATCGGAGGACACCTCCAAGGTCTCGATCCGCCAGCATCCCACCAAGGGCCGCGCCCTGTGGAACGGCGACCAGCTGACCTGGAGGTTCGACGCCCCGGTGCCCTGCAGGGTCACTTGGGGTTTCTCCTTCGAGGAGCTGCCGGAGACCGCGCGTTGCTACATCGCGACCGCAGCGGGCCGTGAGTTCCAAGCGCGCATCGTCGGCTCGACGATCCTCGACCGCTTTCTTGAGGAAGACGTCCAGCGCGCATGGCTGCTGCTGGAACGCGAGGAGCGCGCCTCCCGCAAGACCAACCTCTTCCGCAACAACGCCGGGCTCGCGGGCTTCGGCTCACGGAGTTACTGATGAGCCTACGCTCTCGGGTGCTGCCGTCGATTGCCAACGGCATCTCGCGACAGCCTCCCATCCTCCGCTCGGCGGACCAGAACGAAGACGAGCTGAACACCTGGGTCCGCCTTGTGGACGGTGTGGGCCGTCGCCCGCCGACCGAGCATGTCGCAGAGATTGCCGACGGCCCGCTCGACGCCGCCTTCATCCATCAGATCAACCGCGACACGACCGAGCGCTACCTCGTCATCATCAGCGGCGGCGCGATCCGCGTCTGGGACCAGCTCCTGGGCACCCCGGTGACCGTCAACGCCCCCGGTGGCCTTTCGTATCTCGAAGGCAATCCCTCGGACCTCCGCGCGTTCACCGTGGCGGACTACACGTTCATCGTGAACACGAAGAAGGTCTGCGGTCTGGCTGCGGTCGGCGCGGACGCGGAGCCCGATCCGCCGTACTATCGCATGCCGTCGAACCGCATCCCGACCTACCGCCGCGAGGTGGAGACGGACCTAGACAACCAGCCGCAGCTCATGGCTGATACGCCCTACGGCGATGGCTATTACTCGGGCGGTGAGTACCAGTACCCGCCGAACCCCACGCTGCCCACGGTGCTGACCGGGGAAGTCGTGTCCATCGAGAAGCTGCCGGAAACGGCCCCCGAAGGCGCGCTCTACCGCGTGACCGGATCGACCAGCGGGACGTTCACGTCCTTCTATGTGATCCGCCGAGGTGCCGTGTGGGACGAGTGCGTTGCGCCCGGCATCCAGAACGCCATCGACGCGGTCACCATGCCGCACTGTCTGGTGCGCGAGGCCGACGGCACGTTCACCTTCGCGCCGTTCTCTTGGTCCCCGCGCCGCGTGGGCGACGAGGGCACGAACGCCAAGCCGACCTTCATCGGTCGCACGATAAACGGCCTGTTCTTCTACCAGAACCGCCTCGGGTTCCTGTCGGACGAGAACGTCATCTTCTCGGCTGCGGGCGACTTCGGCAACTTCTGGCGCACCACGGTCCTCGACTACATCGACAGCGATGTGGTGGACGTCGCTGCGTCCTCGACCGGCGCTGACGGCAAGGTCTCGATCCTTCGGAACGTCATCGCGTTCCAGGACGGCCTGCTCGTCTCCTCGGACCAGACCCAGTTCTCGGTCACGAACGGCGAGGATGGCCTGACGCCGTCGTCGGTCGCGATCCGCGCCGTGACGCACTACGAGGTCAACAATCGGGTCCGTCCGGTTGCCGTGGGCACCGAGGTCTACTTCGTCTCCGATGGCTCGGGTGGCACCACGACGTGGGAATACAGCCGCCTGCAGGACGCCGAGGCGACCAGCGCCGCCGACATCACCGCCCACGTCAAGGGCCTGATCCCCTCGGGGGTCCGCACGTTGACCGCAGCGCCTGACCTCAATGCCCTCTTTATCGGGAACGGCTCTGACCGGCTGTTCGTCTACCAGCTCTACTGGAACGGGAACGAGAAGATCCTTTCCAGCTGGCGCAGGTGGCAGATGCCGGGCGATGTGCTGGCGACCGCGTATCTGGACGGGCAGCTCTATCTGCTCCTCCAGCGCGACGGCAAGGTCAGCATCGAACGCCTCGACCTTCGCCTCGACGCGCTGCCTAAGGGTCAAGCCGCGCCGGTCTATCTGGACCGCATGGTGTTCCTCCAGGGCACCTACGATCCCACCGAAGGCCGCACCCGGTTCACCCTCCCCTACACGCCGACCGCCGACAAGCTCCGCATCATCCGACCGTCCAGCGACCCTGACCTGCCCGGCAGCCCCTACGGGCCCGAGCAGTTCGCGTGGCATGGACCTCGGGTCGTCTCGGTGCCGGGCAACGCCGCGCAGGCCGACACGCTTCTGGGCGAGACCTACCGGACCCATCTGGTGTTCTCCCGCCAGTACCCGGTGAACTACCAAGGGCAGCCCTTGGCGACCGGACGGCTTCAGCTGCGGACCTTCACGGTCAACTACTCGGCCACCGCCACGTTCACCGCCGATGTGCGCCCCTATGGCCCTCTCGGGCCTCTGTCGCCGGTCGAGGTCTTCTCGACCAAGCGCAGCCTCTTCACGGGCCGCGTCCTGGGCGACGACGGCAACCGCCTGAACAGTCAGGCCTATTCGACGGCGAGCTACACCTTCACCGTCTACGGCGATGCTGCGCAGGCGCAGATCACGCTGTGGACCGAGAGCCACACCCCGGCGACCTTCGTGTCTGCCGAGTGGGAGGGCTTCTACGTCAACAGGACGCAAGGATGATCGAAGTCCACGACCTCCGCCGGGTCTCCCCCGAAACGGTGGGGTCGTGGGCGGATCATATCTCGAAGAACCTACGGCGCTGCGACCTCGACGAAGTCGAGGCAATGGCGTCGGTGCCGCCGGAAGACGCCCTCCGCGTCTCGGTGGCGCTGTCATCCCACGGCTACGCCGTGTTGGATCGTCAAGGGGAGCCCGTGGCCATGTTTGGCGCGGCTCCCCACCCTCTGCCCGAGGTCGGCATCGTATGGATGCTGGGCACCGACGGGATCACGCGAGAGGCGCTTGCTATCGCCCGCGCGACCCGAACCTATTTCGACGAACTGAACGCCGCCTACCGCATCCTCTGGAACTACATCGACGCCCGCAACACCGCCTCCATGCGGTGGCTTCGCTGGGGCGGGTTCCGGCTGCTGGGCGACGTCCAGTTCGGGCAACATCCCTTCCACATCTTCGCAAGGACGAACTTCAATGTGTGATCCCGTTACCGCCGCCATCGTGGTGGGCGTGACGTCGGTCGCGTCCGCTGCTGCCAACGTCGTCGCGCAAACCAAGACGGCGAACGCGCAGACCGACGCGATCAACGCGCAGCGCGCCGTCGTGCGCGAAGAAACCCGCCAGCAGGCCTCCGCCGAGCTGTTCGACCGCATGCGCGCCGGAAGGCGCGAACAGGCCAAAGTACGGGCCGCTGCGGGCGAGGCCGGGCTGTCGATGTCCTCGGGAGGCTCCATTGAGAACCTCCTCCTGGACAGCGCCATGCAGACCGAGCTGGCCAACGACCGAACCCTAGCGAACATGGAAAGCCGCCACCGTGCCAACGAGGCCGAGGCGAACTCCATGCTGTCGCGCATCCAGAAACCCACCGCGCTCGGCGCGGGCCTCCAGATTGGCGCGGCTGCCGCAAGTGCGTGGTCGGGCGTCCA